ACCCTCGGCTGGCAGAGTACTTGCAAATGTGGCGAGAGAGAAACCGTCCCGTGTGTGGTTTTGGATTGTTTTGCTGGAAGCGGTACAACCCTGGAGGTTGCGAAAAGACTGGGAAGGGATTTCATCGCGATAGAGCTGAGCGAGAAATACGTCAAGGATCTGATCGAGCCGCGTCTGGCAAACGTGAACCCACTCCTCAACGATCGAGCCAACGGCGATCCTTGAAGAAGAAAGTTCTTGACAAGGAAGTAAAAAATACCTAACTTCGCACAACACCGCAGGCAATTCGCACGACTCATTCACGCTGAGGTGAAGTGAGTACTGAAGAAGTAGCTCGACCCGGGTCTCAGGCAACTACGCACTGTCCCTACTGCAAGACTGGTGAGCCGCATCCCGTCGAAGCACTCTGGTCGAACTATCACGGGATCACCTACCTTTACGTCCGCGACGATCTGCGTACCGAGCGTACTTGGGAGTACGTGTACCAGTTGCCGTCCTACAAGGATGAAGCAGCGGACACGCCGTACATGAGGTGAGCAACGATGGAGGGCAACACTGAGAGTGGCAGCGTAGAAACCGTCGAGCAAGCCGCGGAAGTCCACGTGTCAGCACCGCTCGACTCAGCTTCGCAGCGAATCGAAGCTTCGCCAGAAGAACCGATGCCGACCGAGCAGGCACCCCCCTCAAAAAAGAATTTCTTCCTCCGTACACTCCGAGAAGGAAAAGGTCTCACGCAGCGCGAGGTCGCAAAAAAAATCGGAGTGGATTTCGACGCCTACAAGCACGCGGAGCAGGGACGGTTCTGCGGAGAGGCCGTCGCGCAAAAGATCGCACGCTACTTCGGCCATCCCGTTGAGGACCTCGTGCCCCAGTACCACCGCCGGACGACGAACTCGGGCGGGGCCGGGCGCGGCCAGGGAAAGCCCGAGGGCTGGACGGACCCCGACGAGTCAATCGTTGACCAGCTCTTCCGCAGAGGCTACGTCGGGCTGGCCTTCAAGGTGCTCAAGCACTGGCTGAAGAAGAGAGACAAGGAGGCGATGAAACTCACGCTCCAGTATGCCTACGGGCGGCCACCCGAGCAGAACAGGACGACGATCCCGGGAACCCCCGGGACGCGACGGTGGAAGGGAGCGATTCTGTTGCTCGGGGACAAGCAGCCAATCGACCCGCTGCCCGTCCAGGAGGCAAGTTTCACAGAGGAGAAAGAGAAGGTTGGGGTACTACGCAGTTCCAAAGCCGGAGAAAAAGCAGCGTAGGTTCATCACGGCACAGACGATGAGCAACCTGCGTGCGCTCGTGTGGCAAGGACGTCTCAAGCCGCTGTACTGCGTAGATTGTCACAGACAGTTCTTCGTCACGGTAGCGGAGAATCCACCAGGGAGGACGCCGGGACTGCTCGTGTTCAGAACTTGGGAGGACGTGCCGTCAACGATTCATTGCAGCGATCACGAGAGGGGAGTGAACAATCAGTGAGAGCTATCGCGATCTTCCAGGTCGACTACCGCCAGCTAAAGCGGGCGGCCTCTAGCACAGAGACGGGAAGCACCACGCGGAGCTGGAGATGACAGAATTTTCCGTCCCGTACGATTTGATCGTGCAATTCTCACGAGCAGTGGCATGAGCAACAACAGGAGCGGCAGAGCAGAAGCAACCGACCGTTCGTGGGAGATGTCATGGTTCGGCGGGGTCGCAGCGATTCGAGTCCTCGCATCCCCGCTCGGCCCGTATTCCTACTGCTGGATTCCAAAGCGATACGACCCGGTACGGAGGGAAGACCCCGACGGCGGGCCGTACTGGCATTTTGAACTGAGGCTTAATTAACGTCGATCTCTTTCCCCTGATCGAGGTGTCAGGGTAGCGATGGTCTAACGCACGCCAATATGAGCGACCAACTCAAGATCGGCCCAAACAGCAAACCGCAAGCAGCCTTCCTCGGTGCCAGCGAGTACGAAGTCTTATTTGGTGGAGCAGCCTACGGAGGCAAGACATGGTCACTTGTCGTTGACCCTCTCCGCTACAAGGATGTCTCGGGGATGACGGGCATCATTTTCCGCAGGACGTATCCAGAACTTGAGCGTGCCGTTCTCCCTCTCACATACAAGATCTACCCACACTTCGGCGGGGAATACCACGTTCAGTCGAAGACTTGGACGTTCCCCTCGGGCATGACGATCAAACTCGGCTACATGCAATTCTCGCAAAGCTGGATCGACTACAAGGGCGGCAGCTTCACCTACGAGGCATATGATGAGCTCACGGCCTTCGAGGAGGAGCAGTGGACGATGATGAGGCCGTGGAACAGAACTGAGTGCAGCGTTGCTCCCTACCGCCGCGCCACCTCAAATCCAGGCGGACAGGGTCACGTCTGGGTCCGGAAATACTTCGTAGATACCTGTCCCAGTGTGGTCGATGGGCCGCCACGATGGTGCGAGGAAGCGAAAATCTGGTGGCAGCCAATGAGTCCAGGCCCCACGTACTACTGGCGTGACGCCGACGATCCCACAAGAACGTTGACGCGGAAGTTCGTTCCGGCAAGAATCTTCGACAACGCTGACGGTATAAGGGCGGATCCTGAGTACCTTACGAAATTGCTGGCACTTCCAGCCGCGAAGAGAGCGGCTCTCCTTGAGGGAAGGTGGGACGTCTTTGAGGGAGCCTTCTTCAATGAGCTGAACGAAAACTACCACAAGATCCGGCCAGTGAATCCGCCCCCGGGCTCGACTTTTCTCGGTGCTATTGACTACGGCAACCCGTCGGTCTTCGAGCTCGCCTACATGGATTACGAAGGCAACATTGTGTTCATCGACGAGAGCTACGTGGTTGATGCTCCAGTAGAGGACAAAGCCAACGCCGTCGCCGATGTTCTCCTTGACCACAAGCTCCCAGCGATCACGCTCCTGTACGATACGGATATGGCGATCAACCTGAAGCACTACGCGCCGACCGAATACTCTCCGCTCGAGGTCTTCCAGTCTATACTGATGCAGAGGATGAGCGAGAATATGCCCGACCTCGAACCGGTCTCCAAAGAACCGAGAAGGCAATGGAGGACGACGAGCAACGAGACCGTGCGAAACCTGTTGCACTGGAAGATTCTGGAGAACGGCAAGCGAGTTGGACCAAAGTTGTTCCTCACCGACAACTGCCCGCGGCTCTGGGAGAGCATCACGAGTCTTGTCCACGACCCAGCCAGCCAGAACGGTCTGGACTACAGGCAAGCCCGTGCCAACGATCACGCCTACGATGCTCTGAAAACAATCTGCATGCGATTCGAGCGTCCGTACAAGCGGGACACCGACAGGACCTGGGCGAAGATTTTCAGTCGCGGGGCAACGGAGCCAGTCAGGTGGGAGGTGGGAGTCGGATGACAATACTGGCCGCTTACATCGCCTTCGGGGTTCTCTCGGCGTGCCTCATTGCCGCAGGGCTGGCAGCCGTTCGATACGCGATCAGACTTGAGCCGCGAGAACTCGACGTCCGGGTGCTACTCGCTCTCTTTGGAATTTGTCTCGTGCTGGCGGCGGCCCTGTTTTCCGTGTGGAGGGTCTGATGCCCGATAACCGAAACGGGGATCTCAAGAAGGTCAACGACATGATCGCCCTCTGGCAGGCACTCAGCGATCGCTTCGAGCGGATGCGCCGAGAGTCGCTCCGCAACTACGAGTACATCGCAGGCGACCAAATCAGCAGGAAGATTCGTACGCTCCTCGCAGAGTCCCAGCGTCCTGCCCTCGTCTACAATCTTCTCCAGCCGCTCGTCATCTACGTCTCGGGCACGCTATCAGCAAACCGTTCGATCATGCGAGCCTACCCCATCCGCGAAGGCGACGAGGAGCGTGCGGATATGCACACAACACTCGTGTCAGACTGGGCGATGGAACAATGCCAGGGCTACAGGGAGATTGCCAAAGCTGGCATGGACGCGATGATCGGCAAGGTCGGATGGCTGAACAACTACTGGACGACGCGCGATGACCCAAGGGGATCGTGGGTGACGGAGAGCTTCGACCCGTTTATGGTTATGTGGGACCCCGATGGGCGGAAGAAAGACCAGAGCGACTGGCGCTACCAACTCGTGAGCGGTTACTACTCGTACGAGGAAATCCTCGCGAGCTTCGACCTCGAAGGGAGCATCCAGGACGAGGTGAAGAAGAACGCGCTCACGCTCGAGGGCACGCTTGAGAAGGGCGAAAAGCCGAGGAGTTTCCTGAGCAGGGCGGCGGGCGCGATCGACGAATGGTGGAGCATGAAGCGCGGCAGGCATGAGGCTGAGAAGACGATCCTCAGCGACATGGCCGATCTGCGCTCCGGACTCTACCGCGTTATGGAGTTCCACGAGAAGCGGTGGGTCGACCATCGCTGGATGTACTCGGCGATGACGAGGCAGAAGCTGCCTTTTCCCGAGGACTTCGAGGACAAGAAACCGAGGGAGCGCGACGAGTGGGTCGAGATGGCGAAGCGCATGATGCCCGGTGGGCACGAGAGGGTCTTCCCACGGTCAGAACTCTGGATCACCGCCTGTGCGCCCGTCCTTCTCCCGGACAGGCTCCTGCTTGAGCGGCCCTACCCAGTTCAGGGCAGGGGCTTCCAGCACAAACCGGTCTGGTGCTACGATTTCCACACGGACTTGACGCGCGTCAACTCGATCATCGACGCCCTCATCGACCCCCAGGACAGCTTCAACCAGCGACGTATGTCCTTCCTCGAGGCACTCATGGATGCCGTCAATCCAAACTACATTGCGATGTTCAATACGATTCCTCCGGAGGAGGAGGACAACTGGAAGTCGAAGAAGCGCCACGTCCTGAAGTACTACAAGGGCGTCAACAGGCCGACGAGGGAAGAGCCGTCGCCGCTCGTCGGACAGCTTGATCGGTTCTCGGAGGAAGATCGGCAGATCATTGAGATCATCTCAGGCATCAATCCGAACCTCCAGGGGAGACAGCAGTCCTCGGGAGAGTCGGGCGTGCTCTACGCTCGCCGCGTCGCCGAGGGCCTCAAGATGCTCTCGCTCTTCTTCGACCAAGTCACAACGACGCAGCAGCACGTCTTCAACTACTGCGATAGGAATCTTCAGGAGTTTATGACGCTTCCCAGGATGATTCGGCTGCTCTCGAAGGACGGCGACCCGGCGTGGCTCGAGCTCAACTGGCAGACGCTTCAGGGCGTCAAGAACGATGTCACCCAGGGCGAGTTCGACTTCAAGCCCGACATCACGCAAGCGGGTTCGACGATCAAGCAGCTGAAGTTCATCGAGGCGCTCGAATTCGTCAAGGTTCTCCCGCCTCAGATCGTCAGCTGGCCCGTGCTCTTTGATCTTTGGGATTCACCAGTGGCTGGGAAGATGAAGAAGTACGCAGAGGAGAAGATGGGAATTCTGCAACAGGCTGAGCAACAGAAAGGCCAGATCGGTCAGGTGCAAGCGCTTGTAGACACTCTCGACAAGCTCGGACTCACTCCAAAGCACGGAGGACCGCCGCCAGGAGGCAACGGAGAGGCAGTTCAGCCCGCACCCGCAGGACAACCGCAGGGAGCGGAAGCACCGGCGGAGATAGTTCAATAATAAGTTTTGGAGGATAACCCCGTCAACAACCACCGCACGATGCGAATCGAGGTTGAGCAGCTCGGCCTGAAGGCGATGAAGGGGAAGAAGGCCAAAGATATGTCAGACGAGGAACTCGAGGGCGGACTGAGGGATGGCTTTGGTAGCGACGAGGATTGACGTTGGAGAAGGACGAGCTCAACATGATCATCGCCGCGATCAGGACGAGGCTCTGGCAGCTGAAGGATAAGCTCCCCGAGAGCGAAGGGAGGATTGTCCTCGAAGTCCTCCTGCATGAGGGCGGAGTGAGAAAAATCAACGTTCAAACAGTCTTAAACTAAGGGAGAACCCACAGTAAATCTATGAAACTCACATGGCATGATGCTGGGCGAATCATAGGGTCAGTGGCGGTTTATCTCCTCTTTACGCTGTTGCTCGGCTTCCCAAAGGATTGCCTTTGGCTTGGGATTCCAGTTGCGGCACTGCTCTTCCCTCTTGTTAATCTCGGAGAGGAAATTGAGCAGGCGCAAACAGAGAAGGCTGTGACACTTGATCATCTCTTCGATGTGACAGCAGCACTGCCTGGCGTTCCACTCGGGATGGCACTCGTCGGAGAACCGATCCAAGCCGCGATCCTCGGCACCATCATCGCCATTGCGCTTTACTTTCTCTGGAAATACCGTGTTCCGCGAGAGGATGGAGGTCAAAGCTCACCAACGGTCACGAAACTATGAGTTAATTTACATCTGACCAACACAGTAGGATTCAACACCCGATTCTGGGGTTCCCCCGCGAGGCTTCACCTGAAGTGACTCGCGGAAACGAAATCACAGCCCGGGGTTGCTCAGGCTTCGATGAAGGCAGAGAGCATCGAAGCTGAGGCGATCTCGGGTTTTTTATTATTCACTGACAGGAGTCGCGATCATGGCAAATCCAAAGATCGAACTCGACATCGAGCAAGTCAAAGCCGTCACAGGCGACGAGGCCCACGACCTATCGGAAGAGAAGATCAACGAGTTTCTCGGAGACGCGGGCAAAGAAGGTGACGAAAAAGCAGAGGAGGAGAAGGGCGAAGAGACCACCGAGCAGCCTACCGCGGAAGAACTCGAAGCGAAGCGCAACGCCGACCAAGAAGCAGCACTCGCGCTTACGACCGAGGTTGCAGAGCGTGCGGAGAAGGAAGGCAAGACGGTCGAGGAGATGAGACCGATCGTCGAGAAGGAGCATGCCGACAAGATCACCGCTGAAGAGCAGCGGAAAAGAGACGAAGAAGCGGCACAGGCCGAACTCGAGACCCGCGTCAAGGCACGCGCAGAGAAGGACGGCACAACCGAGGAGGAAGCCCGGGCGGCAGTCGAAGAGGAGGATCGCCTCGCGCGCGAGAAGGAGGAAGAGGAAAACAAGGTCTACGCCGGAGAGCTAAAAGGCCGCAAGGCCCTCGTCGACGGCGTGCTTGCCAAGGGCAAGGCTCTCGGCTACAGGGAGAAAGTCCTCCGGCTTGCCGTGGACACGGCGAAGAGATCTGGAGATTACGCGGCCCTCGAGCAGATGTACGGGGAGTTTAAGGCTGAGGACCAGGAGAGAGCCGAGACGGCAGCCGCCGAAGCGCGGCGCCGAGACCAAGACCAGCAAGCAGCAACCGAAAAGGAATCGAAGGAAGTTCCGCCAGAGACGGAGGCAGAGAACGAGTCAAGGATCAAGGAAGTCATCCGGGCAACCTACGACGAGGTCGGACGGGGAGAGGTGGGTCAGGAGTTCCGGGCGGCAGGACTCGAACTGCCGAGAACGCAGGAGGAGCTGGCTGAACTGAGGAGGAGCGATCCCGGCCTCTGGTTCCTATTCACCCAGGCCTACACGCGAACGTACGGGCTGCTCGACAAGGCAGTGACCGAACACCGAGCAGCACATCTCCGTCTTCCGAAGATTGCAACGGCCGTCAAGGATGGAGAATTGAAGAAGATTATGGAATTTGTCAAAGAATTCGGTCTCGACACCGTCAAGGAGGAGGAAGTCAAGGCCCTCATCGAAGAGACGTACAAGGATGCCGCCAACACGGAATCCCGCTCTGGTGTTTTGTACCCAGTAGCCGGACGTGCCTATCAGCGGTTCCTGACTGAGCACCTTGACACGACGTTGCGAACGACGCGGCAGAGGGATAAGATCAATGCAGAGATGAGCGGTCGCGTCCAGCACGAGAAAGACCTCGAGGACATGAGGAGGAAGACGGTGAGGACGATCAGCACCGCCCCCATACCGGCGACCAAGCGGACAGAGAAGAAAAAGGTCGACGTGAGCGATAGGGAGGCCGTCGCTGGGATGACGGAGCAAGAGATCGAACAGTTGCTCCAAACAGGGACACCAAAGTAGGATAAAAGGAGGAACACTTTTATGAAGCGAATCACGCATGGAATTTTGGCGCTCCTCACTGTCGCTCTCGTCTCGTCGGTCGGGTGGAGCGGAGCGAGCGCGATTAGAGACGATGTCATCCTTCTGAACGGCACGACCTTCAGGGATGCCACGACACCCGACACGGTCAAGCAGAGTGCCAGCGGGCTGCTGCTGAACCTCGCGTACCCGCTCGACGGGAGCAAGGGGAGGGTTCTGGCCTGGATGACGCCCGACTCGCTCTACGAACAGTGGTACGTCACAGACTCGACGCACCTCGAGATTTCAGCGGGGTTCAAGGTCGCGAACTCTACAGCTCCTGCGTCCTTCACGGCTGTCGACACGATCAATACGATAGTCGCTGGACAGGGAGTCAAGAAGATCGCCCTCACCTTCGCAGGTTACGACCAAGTCTGGCTTATCTACAAGCCACTGACCGGCAATAAGAAGGCAGTCGCGGGCGGGAACAAGGTCTACGGCAAGCTACTGAGGTACTACACGCCTGCTGGAAGCTGAGTTGGCTCGCACTCGCAGCCCAAGGTTGGTCTGCGAGACACGTTTTCACTGAGAGGAAGAAAGGAGTCATACGACTATGTTTTCTGTCTTCGCTCTGACAAGCAGAGCAAACCCCAACCTCCTCGCTGAGCGGATGGCAAGGCAACAGTGGAGGAAGCATAAGTTCGGCCTCTGGGTCGCTCCGGAGTTCATCAAGACGGGCGCTGGCATGGAGACCGTCGGCTCCATCGGAGGCGATGGACCCAAATTCACGGGCGCACCTATCGAGGTCTTCGAGGAGTTCGTCAAGCTCGGCAGGACGACGATCGACATTCCGGTGAAGAACCGGCTCATCCAGATGCCCGTCTACGGCGACAAGGCATTGAGAGGCACGGCGGAGCGGTACGTTATTGTGTACCGGACCGTACCGATCAACTACACGAGGAAGGCAGTGTCACCGCCAACTGGCATGAGCTACCAGATCGTGAAGAAGTACGCCGACCAGGTGGTGTTCAAGTGCGACGCGGATCTCCGGCAGTGGTGGAGTGATTATCACCCCGGAAACTTCACTCTCTCGGTGCTCGCCGGAGCATCGCGTGACCTCATCGCTCCATCGGATGAGGGTGGACGCGCCGTCCCGATTCACAGCCACCCGAACTTCTACGTCGCGGGCAGCGGCCCGGTGTCGTGGAATGGGAATAGCTACACGAATCTGCCTTACACGGCGGCCTATGAGGCGGACGTGGCAGCCGCACTCACCGGCTTGGCTGGTAGCGGCGGTGGGATGACCGTGGCACTGATCGAGAACCTGTCGGTTGAAGCACCGCGCAGAAAGATCGCGCGGATCGTCAACAAGAACGGGTTCGAGTTCTACCCGCTGTGGATCACCGACGCAGCGTGGAAGCAGCTGCAGCGGGACCCCGAGTTCCGCGAGATGTTCAGGCAGATGCCTCCGGGCTTCAGCGGTGACATCCTGGCGACTGGCGCGGAGGCATTCATCTCCGGCTGTGCGATCTACACGGATCTGAACCTCTTCGGTGCCCGAGTAAAGGCGACTGACCCGAACGTCGCCGACAATGTCGTCGAGTACGGGCCGGCACCGACGGACGCAGAGCGGGCGCTCGGCTATCCCGTCGGCAACTGGATCGAGAAAATCGACACCTCCAACATCAAGATGGGCTTTCTCATGGGTCAAGGAGCACTGTCCGTCGGCGTTGGCGAGCGGATGGTACTAACGGAACTCATTGACGACCATGAGTTCGTGAAGGAGATCGGCGTGAGGACGATCCAGAGTGTTGTCCGGAGCGACATCCTCGACTACGACGGCTTGACCGGCGCAGCCGCGGGGAGCTTCACGGAGAACACGTCGAGCCTTGTCTTCGCGACGTATAGCCCGCACAACCTCAGCTGGTCCTAAGACCTGAGAGGGAGCGGCAGTACATCACAACGAATCGAAAGCCATAAGGAGACCAAGACAATGGGAAAGACTATCGGCCATCCGGTTCCCGACACTCGGGATCCGGCTGCAGCCTTTGGCTATCCGGAGACGGCGATTCTGCTCAGAATTGATCGAGCGGAGGGCGTCGACGTGCACACAATTCTGTACGCTGGTGCGCCTGGTACTCTCTTCGGTAGTGCACCGAACGACAGTACGCTCATCAACTACACGAACGGCGCACTATATATCAAGATTGGCACGCCCGGGAGCACGGACGGCACCTGGATGTCGGTGGCGCTGTCCTGAGAACATGGTGGGAGCCGACCCTGCGTGATCATGAGGTCGGCTCCTGCCAGTTTCGTAAAGGAGACCCGTGACCATTCCGGAGTGCCAAGCCGAGGTCCTCGCTGGCCTAAAGTCGGAAAACCACCCGTCAGCAGGTTGGTACGAGACGCGATATGCCCCGGCGGAGCAAGGGTACTGGGCGCCGCTCGTTCACTGGGCCGATAGTCTATTGCTGTCGATCGACTCCGTGCTCGATGTCGGTGCCGCCTACGGGACGCTCATAGTCTATGTCGTCTCGCGCTTCGAGCCGAAGAGGCGGGTCATCGTCGATGCCTACCGGAATCTTTCCAAGTCCATCGCGGAACGATATCATCTGGACTACCTCGACATTGATGTCGAGAGGGACGATCTTCCAGGCGGCAAATTCGACCTCGTTCTTTTTACGGAGGTTCTTGAGCACCTTAACTTCTCGCCGATACCAACGCTGCGGAAGATCCGGGACGCACTGAGCGACTCCGGCGTACTCATGCTTACAACTCCCGATGCTCAATCCTGGGGCAGGAGATATGTGCACTACGACTCCTGGGAGGAGATGCCCATCGCATCGAGGGAGAGTCCGCCACGGATTGACGGTCACATCTGGCACTATTCGGAGGAGGAGCTGGCGAAGATCTTCGAGCTCAGCGGCCTCTCGGTCTTGAAGTTCGAGCGCTCGACGAGCGTCGGTGGCAAGCATCTCTGTTACTTACTGACTCGGAAGCCCGAGGCGCAATGAAGCGCAAGTTCAGCTACGCAGAAATAGCAAACTGGCCGCAAGGGAGTGTCTACAAGTACTACACCCTTCTACGCTCGCTCTACGGCGGGGAGCAAATCCTGACGCTGAGCGGGAGGCACGTCGCGGAAGTCCTGCGACAGAATCGGTCTGATCTCATCTTTCTGCACGGAGACTGGCACGATTTCTATACTGGCGCACTCGCTGTCGGTGTCCCTTACGTTCTCATCGAGCAGGACGTCTACTCCATGCGGGTTCCGTTCAAGAAACCCGAGGGGCTGACACCCGCAGATAAGGAGATCCTCCGGCGCGAGAAGCAAATGATCGAGAATGCCGAGGCCGTCCTCTTCACGAGCGAGCACGTCATTCCGCACCTGCGGAGGCTCTACAAGCTGCCGCGTTTCGAGGTCGTCCATCTTCGACCGCTGAAGCGTGACATCGACTTTCGCGTCTCGAAGGAAAAGGTGCCCGGCAAGAACCTCGTCTACGCCGGCGGCATCGTCGACCGCTCGAAGAGACAGACCGTCTATGGCTACCGTTCGTACCACGAGATCTTCAAGACGTTCATGGATGCTGGCTGGAACGTTCACCTCTACCCAGCAATCGGTACGGCTGGTGCTGCAGGTGACTATGCAGAAATGGGTGTCACCGTGCACGAGCCAATCGAGTACGGCGCACTGCTCAGGGACATGGGTCAGTACACGGCAGGGCTCCACGGCTATAACGAGAACGGCGTACCACGCGAGGCATTTCTCTACACGCAGAGCTGTATGCCGAACAAGTGCTGGGACTATCTCGCCGCCGGTATTCCGACGATCGGGTACAACCCAGGCAGGAGCTCGAGGATCTACACCTCTGGCGGCTGGGGAGTCGTTCTGGAGGAGCACACGGTCGAGGGGATTCGCAAGATTGAAGAGCAACTGCCGACGATCAGCGAGACGCTCCGACAATCGCAGGTCATGGACGTGGATATCCCGAAGTTGAGGCGCCTCGTGGGGTATGTCCTGCAGAGGACGCGAAGGAGAAAGCGAGCGGTCGTCACCGTTCTGGAAAACTTCAGCCAAACGAAAGGAGATGGATCAATGATACTGAGAGTGAAGCCTGGATTCTCGATCCCGAGGGTTGTGAAGATCGCCTTCGACAGGGACGTCACATTCAATCCGGACGCAGAGCTTCCGGAGGATGTCGGCAAGTTGTTCCTCAAGAATTTGCCGAACGTCTTCGAGGTGGCCGTCGGAAAACCCGACCCAGGGCGGTATCCAGCGCTTGCTGCGGCGGCTGAGACGCCGCAGAAAGCCAAGCCCAGCCTCGATCTGACAGAGCAAGAGATCGCGCTCGTGCTCGCGCATCGCGCGAAGGAAGCTGAAGCCAAGAAGGCGGAGGAGACGCCAGCGCCAGCCGCATCGCTTCCGTCAGCGAGCGCCCCGAGGGCGCGGAGCAAGGCAACGGCCAAGAGGTAGGATCGTCACCTGACGAGGGAGGATAGGAGTGACATCGCGCGAGCTCATCATTGAGGTGCGGCGCTACCCGCTGCTGAGGAACCTTGACATCGGACTCGAAGACGCGGACATTCTCGCCAGCGGCAACCGCGCACAGGAGCAAATCCTCGAGGAATTGGAGCCTATCGAAGAGACGGGAACGCTCACGTTCGTCGCGGATCAGGAGGTATACGCCTTCACGGGCGTACCCGGCGATCCGCTCGCTTGGCTGAAGAAGGCGCGGCGGATCATTGAGCCGATCGTGTACGTGGACAACGGTCTGGCAATCACAGAGACGACGGAGTCGTGGGTCAAGGTGACGCAAGGAAGGCACCGCCGGCCACATTACTACAAGACGGCCAGACCCCGCTGCTACTACCAGTTGCGGACTGTTCCACTCTCGCTTGGCTTCTTCGGGACTCCGACATCAACGCTTGCCACAACGGTCCGTTACGTTCGGCAGCACTGTTCTGATGACAACTTTATCGACCAGACGGCGGGACCGCACCCGCTCGTCCCTTATAGCGAGGTCATGGTTCGTGGCACCGTCGCGAAGCTGCTTGAGAGCCGGATGGACAAGTTCCCAAAGGAAGCGGTGGCAGCGGCTACATTGTTTGCAAACGAGATCGGCAGGCTGGTTACTGTGCGTGGGAGACCCGCCGTGAATCGGCGGATAGACAAGCACGAAGCAGACACACTCTGGTTCTGACCATGGCGTACTCCACAGTGGCTTCGGCAAGCAGGTTGAATCCACATGCACTTGCAAGAAGGACGAGAAAACAAAAAGGGAGGTTTGAAATGGCACGCAGGAAGAAGAAACCGACGACGAAGTCAAGGAGGGCAACGAAGGCGGCCTTCAGGGAGATCAAAGAAAACCCGCCCGAGATCCTCGCTCATACCGCGCGGAAGTTCGGCCCAGCCCGCGCCGAGGCCCAGCGACGGGCTATCGGACTCTCGAAGGCACGCGCTGCTGGTGCTCGTATTCCCAGGGACCCGCGGAAAATGACCGACAAACAACTCGACCTGAAGCTCGGCGTGAAATCGAAACGCCGCCGGGGGTGGTCGTAACCAGAACGGAGGTGGAACCATGGCACGAGTCACAATTCGGAAGAAAGGCAAGCGTCCGCTGAGCTTCAAGAGGGGCGGACTTCACGAGTCTCTTGGGGTACCTCAAGGCCAGCCGATCCCGCCAGGGAAGAAGGCGGCGGCGCTCCGCGGTGAGTACGGCCCAAAGGCAAAAAAGCAGGCGGTTTTTGCCTTCAAGGGTGCTTTGGCGACAGGACGCGAGACCGTGGCAGGCCGCGCCAAGCCGAGGAAGAGGCCCAGGAGGAACTCGCCAACCCGAGCCTCAGCGCTGAGGATGAGTGACGCTCAGTTGGATCGACAACTGGGGAAGGGGAAGATGAGGTTCAGGTACTGACATGGCGATCAAAGTTCAGGAGCAGATGGCTCGCTTTTTCAGGAGGGTTGATCCGCTCACGGACGATAATGTCGTCATTACCGCGGCAAATGTCGGAACTGTCGATGGGCAGAGTTTTCCAGCGCAGCGAGCACTCGATGTGTATAACGCCGCCCGGAAGTCTCTTGCCGCAAGTCTCAGGCTCGTCGTGCCGACGTGGTTTTCAACCAGAGAAATGTCGGGATGCCTTGTCAGGAAGACCGACCTTGCGTTCACCAGCGGTGTTGCAGCGAAACCCGCAGGCTATATATATGCTGACAGACTTACAGATGTCAACGGCAATCGCATCATCATCACTGGGCTCGATAGAGTCGGGGCAGTGAAGGATTTCGAGAGTGCCTCGAAGAGGTACGTGCTCGACGTCGGCGATGAGTTCATCGCTGAGTCGGGGTCAACCTACATCCCGAACGCGAACAACTACGTCCTCTGGTATTTCGGAGTCCTCGACTGGCTGCTCGCCGACGTGACAGAGGGGACGGCGTACGAGACCTTCAATGAGATATGGCTCGAGATTCTGCTGGAGATTTCCAACCTCATCGCTAACGAGGCAGGCCAAGCGGAGATCTCAGCGCTGACGAACAAATTCTTCCTCACGCTTCGCTCGCAACTCGGGGCGGCAAATGGCTAACGGGATTTCAAAGAAGTGGACGAGCTACGCTCTGTTCCGCGAAGCTCTCTCGGACATTCAGTGGATTGAAAATACAGAACTCCACATCCAGTCCATCGCCATCGGCAACAGAGCCGACGAGGAAGTCCTTGCTCAGATCTTTCCGGCTGTCTTCCCGCTCTACCTGAAGTCGGAAGTCGTCGTCCCGGCGAGCGGGGGCAACCACTCCGTCTCGGGCACTGGCACTTGGGCAGCCGCTACGAAGAGGCTCGTCTTCGGGGCGATGCAGTCCGGCTTCACAGATGGCGACGTGGGCAAGCTCGTCACCTTCGTGATGTCCAGCGGCTGCTACGTCGGCGTCATCGCCTCGTGCGTTAGCGACACAACAGTTGCTGTCGAGGGGTCGTTCCTTCCAGCGGCCGACGGGACGGTCTACGTGGTCGTCGTCGTTCCGACGGCCATCGGCTCGGAGAGAGTCGACATCTCGAACTTGCCCATCTCGAACTTTGAGGGAGCGAGACTCGTCCTCGAGTCGAGTGCCATCAACCAGCCTTGCGAGCCGCTGTCCGTCGACGATCTGAGGAATTTCAGGACTAGCGGGCTGAACAGCAGGGGCAAAATCGTCTACGCCCGGGAGGGGAACAGTCTCCTTCTCAGGAAGGGGGACGAGGTATCTTCCCTCGGAACGCTCACGCTCCACTATCCACGGCTCATCATCGCGCAGGAGGCAGACAACGAGTACATCGACCTCCCCGACGGCGCGGCAATTAGGCTCGCCATCTTGAGGCGGAAGGCGATTATCGCGGAGAGACTGAACCGAGAGCTGAACCTCGGTCCGGAGATCTCCGATGCGCTCAAGTCAGTCTTCGAGTCGGCACGGATGACGTTGTCAGAAGAAGAAAACAAACGGAAGGTTGAGGCACTGACGTGATGAAAGAGAAGCTCAAGGACATCGTGTTACTCTTCGTGCTCTTCTTTGCCTTCATCCTGGTCGTAATCTTCGACAGGGATGAGCCGAAGCCGGAGGATTTTAGATGAGTCTGTCCAAAGACTACGACGCGAGCAGGCTCTTCGAGGAGGCTGTTTCCGATTTGGGTCTTGAGCAGAATTGGGATCTTTACCGGAATCGGTTCTCGCTGTGCAACCGCGCGGTCTCGGACGTGCTTGAGCAGATTTTTCCCGTTGTTGCGCCCGCGTATCTGACCTCCGATCCCATCTCATTCAGCTCAACGGCCAAGAGATCGACGAGCGGCACGGGAACGTGGACGGCAGCGACACGGACACTCGTCTTTGCGGGAATGAACGCGGACTTCGATTCAGGGGATGTCGGAAAGCTCGTCACTATCAGGATCGTCAATGACATCTACCTCGGCACGATCGAGGCGGTCACAGACGGCGACACCGTTGTTGTCCGCGGCGTTATCCTCCCAGCGGCTGACGCAACGGTCGATGAGGTACAGGTACTCGGGACGGCGCTGACGGGTAGCACGGTTGACATCTCGTCTCTGAGAATCATGCGCTCCGCTCAGGCGAGAATCACTCTCGAATCGACTGTCCTTGATAAAGCAGTTCCAGCCTCAACAATCGACGAACTTCTCGCTTGGCGTTCCGATGATATTGGAACTCCTTCGGTTGTCTTTGCGCTTGAGGGTTCAACGCTGAGGATCAGGACACGACTCGCCAGCGTGGGAACCCTGTCCTTGCACTACTACGAGATGCCCGAGGAGATGACGGACGACGCATCTGGAGTAGACGTACCCGACGGGGCGGCCGTTGCTCTTGTCCAAGCGAGGCTGAAGAAGCTCTTAGCTACGAAGGCGGGCATACAGTTACCGGATTACGCAGAGGAGATCAAGCAGCACATTGCAACTCTGGCAGACGCATTCAAGGCGGTCGTATCGGAAGAGCAGCTCAAGTCTAAAATCGCGGCACTAACCTGAAGGAGAACATGAAGCCCCGCGACCTCCAGTATGTCAAGATTGAGAAGAACTTAGACCTTGTCACTGAGTACGAAATTCCAGGCATTCCCGAAGTCTATGCGGTCCGCTTAAAGGGAATTCGCACCGACCGGCCCGGCACGGTCTTCGAGCGGGACCCTGGGACAATCCAGGTCTACGACGAGTACCCACAGAGTCCAAATCCAAGCGGCATTCCGATAGATCTTTGGAAGGGGTTCAGGTTGTACGATGTCGTCGCTGGCACGGAACATCAAATTGTGGTCGGGCTCGACGTGAACGGCAGCTTACGTGTATACGTAGACGATGCTGGTTGGCCGGAGTTGACACGGCAACTGTTCTGCGTAATCGGGAGCACACCATCGGCCAAGGTTATTGAATTGACTAACGTAAAGGATGCTCTCGGAAGTGCAGTAACAATCGCGAGCGATGAGTTGGTTGGCTGGGTCTGCGAGAACGCGACGAAGAACCAAATGGGTCTCGTCATGAGCAACGACGGCACCTTGGTGACGCTTGATCTGCTAGTGGACGATACCGGGCTTGGGTGGGCGACTGGCGACGTGATTATTCTGCACAGAACCGACGTCACCTTCCATGGATGGAAATTCGACAACGGCGGCACGCCTCACGTCAGATGGTTGGCGGTGGAAGACAGGAGGAAGACCTACCTCCTCACTGGCAGTTCAGGCGATCCGATCGTGCCAAACTATCCAGTTGTGATAGAGAAGTACGAGGGACGGAACTACTTCTACGCCTCATCGTCACCGCTTGCTGCACTACCCGCCGGATGGTACGTGCAACTCGCTGGTGGACTCATTCCAGCATACAAGGAGACTGGGAGTCTCTCAACACCACTCGACATGATCATGGAGCCTGCTGTTCCGGACGTTGACTTCGAGGATCCCGACGGCAACGAATTTCTCACAATGAACATCGAATTACATGCCGGACTCCCGGGCGTCGGCAACGCGCATACGAAATTTGCTTTGACGGTCATCTACGACGACTACATGGAGAGCGACCCCATTTGGAGAGGGTTCTTCACACAGAGCCAAGGCGCTGACGTAAACATCCTTGGCATACAACTGAACCTTTCCTTTGCCCGGATGCCGAAGCACATCAGCGGTTTCCGCATTTATCGCGCCATCAGGGAAAAGACAGTTACGCCAAATTTCGCTGACTGGCTCGATGCAGACGAGGACTACCTGCTCTGGGAAGAGGTGACGATCAACGGGCAGAGCACACGCGCAGTAGGAGATATTAGCGGCTTTCCCGCTGGGCCAGTCGACTGGGCGTTCGACGGCAGTCTCGAGAAGAGTTATTCATTCTTTGTTCCTCTGCGAACGGACGATGTGGGCACG